CAAGCTATGGCAGATCCTCGTTACGACAATGACCCAGCATACCGTGCTGATGTCGTAGAAAAACTAAATAGATCAGATCTACAATTTTAATTATGCCTAAAGGTAAGGGAACCTACGGAACTAAAAAAGGTAGACCCCCAAAAAAATGAAAACAAAAGACTTAGATACGCTGCTTGAAAATGAGTATGCGTATGAACCACCCATACAAGTATTACCTAAACAAAAACTAATGACACCCGAAGCAGAAAGATTTAATGGCTGGGCAGCAATGCTTGGCTTCGTAGCAGCTCTAGGAGCCTACGTAACAACTGGACAAATCATACCCGGAATATTTTAATGGCAGCAATCTCACTACAAAGAGAAGGCACAAGTAATTGGCAAAGATTTTGCGAGTGGGTCACAAGTACCGAGAACCGCCTATACGTAGGTTGGTTCGGAGTGCTTATGATTCCTTGCTTACTAGCAGCCACTACATGTTTTATACTCGCCTTTATCGCAGCACCGCCTGTAGATATAGATGGCATACGTGAGCCCGTTTCCGGCTCGTTAATATACGGAAACAATATTATATCTGGAGCTGTCGTTCCGAGCTCTAACGCAATCGGACTACATTTCTACCCAATCTGGGAAGCCGGCACACTGGACGAGTGGCTATACAACGGCGGACCATATCAACTCATTGTCTTTCACTTCTTAATAGGAGTAGCAGCATACGCTGGTAGACAGTGGGAACTTTCATACAGACTAGGTATGAGACCATGGATATTTGTGGCATACACAGCACCATTTTCCGCAGCTCTTGCAGTCTTCCTTGTATACCCATTTGGGCAAGGGAGTTTTAGTGATGGTATGCCTCTTGGTATTTCTGGTACATTTAACTTTATGTTTGTATTCCAAGCAGAGCACAACATTCTGATGCATCCTTTCCATATGGCAGGTGTAGCAGGTATGTTTGGTGGTTCACTATTCAGTGCTATGCATGGTTCACTTGTAACTTCATCTTTAATCAGAGAGACAACAGAAAATGAATCTCAAAATTATGGGTATAAGTTTGGACAAGAAGAAGAGACATACAACATTGTCGCTGCTCACGGATATTTCGGTAGACTTATCTTCCAATATGCGTCTTTTAACAACAGCAGAAGTCTCCACTTCTTCCTCGCTGTATTCCCAGTAGTTTGTGTGTGGTTAACCTCTATGGGTATTTGCACAATGGCATTTAACCTAAATGGATTTAACTTCAACCAATCAGTTGTTGATGTAAACGGTAAGATCATTCCTACATGGGGTGATGTTCTAAACAGAGCAAACCTTGGTATGGAAGTAATGCACGAGCGTAATGCTCATAACTTCCCATTAGACTTAGCATCTGCTGAGACTACAGAGGTTGCACTAACAGCACCATCTATTGGTTAATCAACAAATATTGACACAAACTTAAATGTTTGTTATAATGAGGGTCATAAACGATCCTCATTTTTTTATGAAAATATTTTTAGATACAGCAGAAACTGATTTAATCAGAAAGTATTATGGAACAGGATTGATTGATGGTATCACAACAAATCCTACTTTGATTCGAAAAAGTGGTAGAGATCCAGAAGAAGTCTATCAAGAGATTCAAGATATAGGAATCAAAGACATTAGTATGGAAGTGGTTGGTGATTCTAATGAAATGATTGAAGATGGAATTAGATTAGCAACAAAGTTTCCAAACTCTGCAACAATCAAAGTTCCTTGCACACCTGATGGTTTACTTGCCTGTGCAGAACTATCGTGTAAAAATTTAATCAGAGTGAATGTAACTCTGATCTTTGATGTTGCACAAGCAATTCTATCAGCAAAAGCAGGTGCAGCTTATGTGTCTCCTTTTGTTGGTAGGTTAGATGATAACTCTATTACAGGTTTGAATCTAATTAAAGATATTGACGAGGTGTTCAGAGTACAATGTATTCATCGAACAAAAATATTATCTGCATCAATCAGATATGTAAATAGTGTATCTCAATCATTTGCGAATGGTGCTCATATCGTGACAATGCCACCTTCTGTTTTTGAGAAGATGTATCATCACGTACTCACAGATAAAGGACTTGAGATCTTTGACATAGATTATGCGGCCATCCAAAATAAATAACATTTTAGTGTATTACTTTTATGAGTAACGTACAAAATTTTACGGTTTATTCTAAATCAGGATGCCCATACTGCAGCAAGATTGTTCAAGTATTGGATCATATCAAGGCATCATACACAGTGTATTCACTTGGTGAACACTTTGATAAAGATTCATTTTACGGGGAATTTGGAAATGGAACAACTTTCCCTCAAATTTTATTAAACGGAAAAAAATTAGGAGGATGTGTTGACACAATCAAATACCTTAAAGAAGAACAAATCGTCTGATTTGGAGATAAATAAAGGAGTAGAATTAATACTTGGGGGGACAAAATCAAAGTCTCAAAATATTAAACCTTTTGGTATCAGGTTTAGAAAAATGTTTTCTTTATTAAAGAAAGATATTCATTTTAATTTTGAGTTTTCTTTTACCATCAAAAACAGAAAAATTTAAAAGTGGAGAAGTCTCATGGAAACTTTAGTAGTAACACTAACCCTTTCGACAGTAATGTCATTACTTGCATTAATAGTCGGAGGTGTGGTAGGATGGGTCGCAAGAGAACATTCTTATGAAACTACACCACAAAACATTTACAATCATCCAGAAATGTATGATGCAAATGGAAACATTATCCCAGACGAAATCGTCGCAGTGAGGTTTGAAAATGACAACAACGAGGAAACCGAGGAAGACATCTAAGAAAGCAGAGGCAATCCAAACAAGGAAAGCCTCTACTCCTCCTCAACCAATAGTGGATTTACCACCAAATCCATTTGCATTTGAAGTTCTTGCTCTTGCATCGAAGCAGAGATCAAATGTTAAAAAAGTAGAAGTGCTTAGAAAGTATGAACACAATTCTTTAAAAGCATTGTTCATATGGAACTATGATGATACTTCTATTTCTATGCTTCCACCAGGTGAAGTTCCATATTCAAGTTTAAAAGATGAACAGATAAGTTCTGGATCTTTGAGTACTAAAGTAAATCAACTTGTGGGCACTATGGAGTATAACTCCACTACATCTATGGGAAGTGCAACTGATTTAAAAAGAGGTCGCACGACTCTCCGCAAAGAGTGGACTAAATTGTATAACTTTGTGAAAGGTGGTAATGATCAATTGAATAGTCTTCGTAGAGAGACTATGTTTATTCAGATTCTTGAAGGACTACATCCACTTGATGCAGAGATTTTATGTCTTGTCAAAGATAAGAAATTATATGATAAGTATAAAATTACAAAAGCAAATGTTACCGAAGCATATCCTGATATTGTTTGGGGGAATCGAAGCTAATGTCTGACGAAAAAATTAAATTGATATTTGAGAAGTGTCCAAGAGACAAGGCAAATGATAAGAAGTTGCCATCAGATTCTTTTGTTGTTAGTTACAATGACAAAGAAGAACTCAAGTATGACATTGTAAGGGCATCTGCACAAGTCGATGTGTTTGATGCTTATTATGATAAGTATAAAAATGTCAAAGCAATAGAATGGACAAAGGGCATCATTCATCCAAAGACTTATGATGGACAAACTAAGGCAGCTGCACCCAAAAAGAAGGCTAAAAGAAAATGAACATCGATGTAAACGCAGATGAGGTCAAGAATCTAAAGAAAAAATATAAAAAATTGAAGAAGTACATGCGATCTTCTTTATATGAAATTAAGGTTATGGATGGAAACGAGAAAACTATCACTAACTTATTAAAAGAAGATTAAAGTGTAACACAAATTACATAATTGCTTGACTATATAGTGTGGGTATGCTAACATACCTTTACGTTCATCCAAATGATAGAGCTCGCACTACTCGCAACACTTCTATCTGAACATAATAGTTTCCACTGGGAGATGTCATGTGCAGATTGGAACCGCAACAGAATTGAGATACTCAGTGATGGGGATCTAAACTCTGACGCACACGAGTACCTAATAGATTATCTCCGCACGAAAGTCGAAGGTGATTGTGATGCTTTCATCATAGGACGCAAGTAAGCCGACTCGGAACGGGTTCGTTCATCCTCATGTACAACATTTTAGCAAAATTAATATTACTTGGTGCTCCACTTAATTGTGCAGATGCCAATGAGTTGCTATCTTTAGTTAGACCCTTTGACCCTGAAAGGTTAGAGATGACTAGAGTAATTATTGCACATACTGATCCAGTATGTTTTGAGGACGCAAAAGCCGACTGAAGGAACGGATTTAAAAAGTCCAACTACTTTAGGAGCAAACCAAATGGCACAAGTCACATACCGTGGTGTCGTATATGACACTGACAGGAATAAAACAAAGCAGACTAACAAGGTCGATTTAACTTACCGTGGTGTAAGACAAGAAAAAGAACTTACAAGTCTTAAGTGATTGAAACATTAGAGATATGTGTAGCATCTGCTATCTTTCTCACAATCATAACTGCTGAAGTTCAGTTCCTATATGGAAAATAACATAAGGAGGGTTGCATCCCTCCTTTTTTTATGTTATTATATGAAAAAAACAATGTGGAGTCCCGTCTGGATTTGGGAATCTGAAATTCCTTTTAATATATGCGATCAAATTATTGATTGCTCCAACAAAATAAGATATGAAAGTGGATTAACACAAAATGGTATTGGTGGTAGA